TTTTTAATTGAGCGTAGGCTGTGTAATGAAGTTGCTTTTGGCACCCTGCCAGAATCTGAAGGTGCACCGTATGATTTTAAAGATCACAGCGGTAGAATATGGGAAGTTAGATCAGTAACAAAACAGGGAGTTTATTTTTGTCCCAGTAACATGAAAGGTAGCGGTAGAAGTTTTGATGAAAAAGGTTTCATTGATAAGTTGGATCTGGTTGATGGGTATTTCCTTGCTGATATTACAACATTTCCTGTTGTTGAGTATTGGACTGTAACCTCTGAAGAAGTAAAGAATATGTATTTTAATGGAGAACTTAGCAAGACAAGCGATATCTCTAGAGATAAAGTAATTAGATTAACTAAGGAGCAGTAGCCAAGTTGGTCAAGGCCCCGAACTCATAATTCGGTTATCGTAGGTTCAAGTCCTACCTGCTCTACTATCTAGTGTATAATAGTATAGACTAGAAAAGAGATTTTGTGAGTAATAAACTTTTTGTTTTTGATTTAGATGGCGTATTAGTAGATAGCAAGGAAATTCACTACCTATCTCTAAATCAAGCACTTGAGCAGGTCGATCCTAAATATATCATTAACGAAGAAGATCAAAGAACCACATTTGAGGGATTAACAACAAACCAAAAGTTAAGGATACTTACAGATACACGTGGCCTACCAGAGCACTACTACGATCAAATCTGGAAATCTAAACAAGAAAAATCTATATCATTTTTTAATATGTTAAAAAAAGATGAAGAACTTATTAAAATATTTACTGAGATAAAAAATAATAATATAAAGTTGGCAGTAGCAAGTAACAGCATCAAGAAAACACTTGAAGCCTGTCTTACATCTCTTGGAGTTCTCAGCCTAGTTGATTTCTATATAAGCAATGAAGATGGTATAAGTCCAAAGCCTAGCCCAGATATGTATAACGTGTGTATGAATAAACTTGGTGCAAGCAAAAATACAACAACAGTATTTGAAGATAGTTATACTGGTAGAACAGCAGCAATTCTGTCTGGTGCAAGACTGGTAACAATAAAAAATAGATCAGATCTAACAGTTACAAAAATACAAAACGAAATATCTGGTTTGAAACAAAAGCCAAACGTATTAATTCCAATGGCTGGTGAAGGATCTAGGTTTAGATTAGTTGGCTACGATATGCCAAAGCCACTCATTAAAGTAAATGACAAGAGCATGATTGAACTAGTCATAGATAACATAGGAATAGATGCACACTACATTTTTGTAGCAAGAAAAGAAGATGAAGAGAAGCATAATATATCTGGACATCTATCCTTAATGTGCAAAGACTTCACCTTGATACTGCAAGAGGGAAGGCTTGATGGTGCTGCAAAATCTGCTCTTTTGGCAATTGACTATATAGATAATGATTCACCACTAATTATTGCTAACTCTGATCAGTATGCTGTATGGAATAGCAAGAGAACAATAAAAGAGTTTATAAGAAGTGGCATTGATGGTGGAATTTTAACATTTGATGCTACAGATAGCAAGTGGTCTTTTGTAAAACAAAATAAGTTTGGATTTGTTGGAGCAGTTGCTGAAAAAAATGCTATTAGTAATGAGGCTACATGCGGTATATACTATTGGAAAACTGGTAAAGACTTTGTTAAATACACCAACAAGATGATCCTGTCTGAAAACAAAACAAATAATGAATTTTACATTTGTCCAGTATACAATGAAGCAATCCAGGATGAAAAGATAATCAAATCTGAACGGGTCTATGAGATGTGGGGACTAGGAACACCAGAAGACCTAAGTATATTTTTGGAGAATCACAATTGATTTTAATAGCGCATAGAGGAAATATCTCTGGTCCAAACCCAGAAACAGAAAACACTATAAGTCAGTTGTTATATGCAATTAAAATGGGATTTGATGTTGAAGTAGATGTGTGGGTTGTTGAAGGTAAGATGTATTTTGGTCACGATGAGCCCAAGCATTTAGTCTCATCAGAAGATTTTTATAAGGTGTGTAATCATGCTTGGTTTCATTGTAAAAACCTAGAATCATTAAACCATTTTATTAAATATTTTCCAACATACAATTACTTTTGGCATCAATTAGATGATTTTACATTAACAAGCAATAACAAGGTATGGACATATCCAGGAATGGAAGTTGGACCCAACTCAATTATAGTTGATTTAGAAGCAACTGATATAAGAAACTACAACAATATTTATGGAATTTGTAGTGATAAAGTATTGTTACTTAAGACTTCTTAGGGTGCTTTGGTTCGTATGGTTCAATCTTAGATTTAATGCGACCATCTTTATATAATCTTACAATCCAGCCATCTTTGATCTGAATTGGATTAAACGCTGTTGCTTTTTTCTTTGGCATTCTTACCCCTTAAATAAACTAGTAATTCTTGTATCTTTTGAATAATCTTTTGCATCTTCCTTTATTGCACTAAACAATGATTCATTTTTTTCTACTGGAACGCAGTTAGGGACTGGACTACCATCTTCTCCTGGCTTCATCCCACGCTGGACATACCCATCCCAGCACGGATCAGCCTTCCCAATTGATGAGTCATACATGGCCATAGCAACCTCTGAATCGGCGTTTGGAGAGCATACAGGGCAGTCTGGGCAGTCTACATTTAGTTCTTTACAGGTCTCACAGTCGCATCCTTGATAGGTGCTTGTTGGAAGGATTTCATTTTCTGACATCCTATAAGTATAGCATAGTTTGACATAGTTGACTCTTGAGTGTATACTTATGATATACCTCTGTAGTTCAGTGGACAGAACGTTGGACTTCTAAGCCAAGCGTCGCAGGTTCGATTCCTGCCAGGGGTGCTAGAAAGGCTCTAAGGGGGATTATGGACACTTCTACCGTATATTGGTGTATAGATACTGACCTGCCAAGTTTAGGTCCGTCTAAGACTATCCTGCCACTTTTTAATAGTGTTGTTAGCGAAAGAAATAAGAATACTGATCCTGGATCTTCATATTATAAATGTAAGTCTGCACAAGAAATGTTTAATAATACTTTCATACTTCCATCTACAGAAAATCTTCACATATTATTTAGTGGTGGCAAATTATTGAACACCAGAGATGCTAAAAAATTTAGACCAAGAATGCCAGTGTTTCAGGATGGTCCTGCAGTAGATTACGATTCCAGATGGTTATTTTTTTCTGAAGATGAAATCAATATTCAGTTAACCCCACCATATTTTCATAAGACAAAAGCATCAGAATACGCTACAGTCTTAAGTGGTGAATTTAATATTAGTAAGTGGTTTAGGCCAATTATTCCAACATTTTCATTGTGGGATTCATCTAAAGAGTTAGTGATATCTGAACAAGATCCTTTAGCCTATGTTAACTTTATAACTGATAAGAAGATTATACTTCAAGAGTTTACAGAAACAGAAAAAATAAAACACATAATGAATGAGTGCATAATGATGAAAGAAAAATTTCCCAACCTACCTCTTTCAGAAAGTTATAATAAGTTTTTGTTATCTAATAAACATAAAGAACTTATAAAAGAAATTAAAAATAATCTAGTTTTATAGTTTGTGTCTTTCAGACACTTTAAATTCGTTTTCTTTTCCTTCATATTCAACAACTATTACAACCATTGGCTCTGTGGATTCAAAACAATAAGGCTGATTGCTATTAACTATAGCAGCCCTGCCAGCAACTGCTGAAAGAGTTTCTACGACATCCCCATCTTTTAGAATATCTAGTTTTCCACCAGAATCATTAACAAAATAAACCAATGATGGATTTTCATATTGAAAATAAACCTTTAAGTCAGGTCTAACAATGAAAATTGCAGAAGCATTGACAATTTTTTGTATTGACACTAATGTATCATCTTTATATTTGTTGATTATGTTTTTCACATCTTCAGTAAATATAGATTTTCTTTTTTCATTGACCACTGCATGATGAAAAAAAGATTTTGTTTCATTGTCAAATATCCAAGGGAACCTAACATCTTTATCAATGTAGGTTGTGCTTTGTAGAGTATTAACCTCTTCATCTTTAAGAAAGTTTTGATTATATAACATAATGTTTTAATTAGAGGGGGACAGTTTCCCATCCCCCAACTAACTACTTCGCTACCTTCTTTGCAACTGCCTTCTTACGAGCAGGTGCCTTCTTTACTACCTTAGCAGTCTTTACTGCTCTATCAACCTCTTCTACTGATGGCATCTTGCCAAATGCAGTATCTGAAGGGTTTGCTGCTCTCAATACAACGGGGACAAGTGCTCCAAGTAGTGAGTATGCTAGTGTCTGTGGATCTGTCACTCCAGAGGCATACATTGCTGTTGCTGCTCCAAGAACTGATCTTCCGTATGACGCTAGTGCTGCTTTCATTTGCTTATTCATATTTATTCCTCCTAGGATATGATTCTTACTAGTATATCATAGCCAAGCCATAGTCCAATTATTCCTGCGACTCCCGCAAAAACTGGTGGTGCTGGCACTGGCAATTTGAATGCAGCAAATATAACGCCACACCCAAAACCTGTTATAACTGATAAAATAATTTCTTTCATTTTAATGCCTCTCTCCTTTATTTGTAAACCAAATAGGTATAGAATACTTTATTCCAGAGACCACTGGGTGGGCTATGTGTGAGTATTCCTCTGTAGATGGAAAAAATAACATAGATGGAGTCTTTGGCTTTACAGAAATTCCCAATTTTGTAAACTCTAGATCTCCACCCTCATATTCTTCTGGGTTCATATATATAACACAGGAAACTATCCTAGGTATTTCACTGTTTGGATTATAATCTGAATGCTCTTTAAAGAATGATCCAGGATAATACTTTAGTAGTGTAATCTTTTCGGATCTAACTAAAGATCTAAATTCTGTATTAAGTAGATAATGATTAAGTTTTTCTATAATCTGAGAATTAATACTATAAAAAAGTTTAGAGTCTTTTTCTTTTATTTCTATTTGTTGGCTAGACCTGATTAGTGGATCTACCATTTGACTATCTCCAATTATTGAGTTGTGCCAATTTAGATTATGATTTTCAAAATCTTTAATTAATTCATTAGATTTTTCTTTGCTAATTATTGACTCATAAAGTAAAACATTTTTTGCTAATTTTAAATAATTCATACTAATCTTCCTCTTGCGGAAGAAGTTTTTTTAATTCTTCATAAGATTCAGCAATTTTCTTCATAGAGTAATAGTTTGGTGCCATAGACATAAGATCCCCATACTCTTTAAAGTAATTAATCTCTGGCTCAATATCAGAAACAAACTTACTTATGCCCAACTGAACACTCTCTATATAATCAAATGCCCAATCTCTAGACTGATTCAAAAAACTTACAAAGTCATCTGTTTTTTCAATCTCTTCTTTGTCTTTCATTGTGCTAATTTTATTTAAAAGAAGTTCGTTGTCAGCATCGGACTGAGCAAGTCTTATTGCTGTGTCTTTTTGCTTAATCCTCATTTTAACATTATCTACAATAATTAAAAAGAAAAAACACATAAACAGCATAAATGATATAAAATCAAACATCTTTTCCTCCTTCTCTTACTAGCATAACTATTGCCCCATTGTCCTCTAAGGCTTTTTTTACCCGAATCATATACTCAACGGATTGAATTTTTTCATCATGGGATAGATGTAAAAAATCCTTCTCAGATGCACGGACAGTAATAAAATGATCGTTATCAACTATCGTCAGTTTAAAGTTTTTGGGTGGACGAATTGAATGAAATGCCATACGCATTTGTTCTGTATACATCAATCTTCTCTTCTCCAGTGCAGGTATGATTTAATATAGACAGCACCATACGCTACTGCTGCAAATATAAAACCATATTGGTCTGTTACTAAAGCATATGCTATCCACAAACACTCATTAAATAATAAAACAAACCATCCCCAAAGAGTTTTTCTCCCAACAAAATATATACCAGATACGCCAATACAGGCAAGAACCCAGTGTGCATAATCAGCAACCCATTGAATCATACATTAATCTCCCAACGTAAGTGTTTGCCAAGTTTCAGCCCAGGCTGCTTTGGATCTATGACGAGAAAACTCTCTAGATATTGATCCATTCTCTAGATAAACTCCACCCCAAACTCCCCATTCTTTTTGTGAAACACCAACAGCAAAGCAGTGTTTTCTTACTGGGCATTCTGAGCATAGTTTATCTATTGCAGGACGAAGGGCCTCGTCATCTTCATACTTTTCAAAAAATAAATTTGTGTCATAGTCTAAACAGACAGCATCATCTTTCCAATCATGCTTCTTCATCTACATCACATACTTATTTGGAATCTCCCACCCCATACGTGAAGGATTAAAGACCTTTTTTAGGTGCCACTTACCGCCTGCATAAACACCACTTTCTGATGTTCTGCCCTTTTCAGAGCGTTGCAATTCAATAACTGACCATCCATCCCACGATAGGATTGGTGAATTAGAGACGATAGTCTCCATTTGTTCTAATGACTTTACTAGCATTTTTTCTCCCTAGTGTCTAAATAATCCAACATCAATATTTTTGAGTTGGGCAGAGGTTGCAAGTTTTGAAACTGGTTCCTTTGGTTTTGATAGAAAAGCAAAATAATTCACATCATCTATATTTTCTTCAACCCAACTGGGTGCCACCTTATATAACTTTATTTTTTTGCCACGAGCCTTCATTCCTCGCTCTGAAAGATTTGTAAACTCGGACGCCATAGCATTTATATTTCCTGGTCCTGCTGAATAAACATAAAAGTATGGATCATCTTCCTTAATTGCAGACATTGCAACACCCATAGCCCTTAAAAAGACTTGATAGTCTGTAAAAGTCTGTGTGCCCTGAATCACAACAATCATTGTTCTGTATCCTTCCTTAGTTCATCCATTATAAAAAGCATCTTGTCTAATTCTACCTTATCCATACCCATAGTGTCAACTACTGATGCCCTATCTTTATCTATAAAGAATCCATCCATTGGGGCCATATAAAATGCACTATCCTTGATCCAATATGCAATATCATTTACAATTATTACCTTTACATTAATTTTATTTTCATGGTTTTTTGATTGCCTATTGATTATTGGTGGCTCTCTGTATGTGTCTATTAGCGGAAGAATAGGCCTAACTATTTCGTGAATGTGGCTTTGCCTATAAACAATCCCAGTATTTTTTTTAATAGGACTAGTATTCATTACAAACTTTGTTGCAGCAAAAAACACTATAAGTGTAGTCATTGCTCCGACAAAATAAGACATTATCTCTCCAACAGAACTCTTATTATTTCTTTAAGCGTATACTGATGACCTTTGTTTAGTTTTGCAACTGATTCTGGATCAAACGCCTTTTTTGTAACTCTTACAACTGGATTGATATCTGTTATATCCATATCAAGAAATCCATACTCCCATAAGGCTATAGTCTCTGAAGAAAAATACTTAGAGAACTCATTATGAAGTTCTGGATTTATAGACTGAAGTTTATTTGTAAAATTATATAACGGCTCTCCAGTATCAAGATCAATTCCTGCTACTTCAAGCGCTCCTTGCAATATAAGATCTTCAATGATCTTTGATTCTTCATCCATCATCTTAGTCTCCAAGTCATAGTCTCTGGTCCACGTTTAATTAATCTAAACATATGATGTTCAAACTGATCCCGTAAATCATCGTAAAGGGATGGGCTGACTTTTTTAAGTTTGTCTGTTATCTTATAAGTAAGAAGACCATCGTTATCTATGCCTGCAACCTCTATAGCACCCTGATTAAGTAGATGCTCAACCAGTGCTTGATTTTTTATATCCATTTTATCCTTCTATAAAAGTAATTAGTTCTTCTCTTGTTTTTGCCCCATTGATTCGTCCAACTTCTTTGTTGTCTTCAATCAATATAAAAGTTGGGATAGATCTAACCCCAAAATCTTCAACCATTTCGGTTTCAGAATCAGCGTCAATCATAAAGAATCTGGCAGTTATTTGATCATGGTTTAACTGTTCCACTATTGGCTTTACCTTTTCGCATGGCTTGCACCATTCAGCAGTAAAGTATAGGACATGCTTCACTTGCCAGACTTCTTTCTAGCCTTTAAAAGCGCATCAAAATCTTTAACCTTAGTGTCACCCATATATCCCCAAGCATATCCATCATTAATCATCTTATCATTAACAGACTCTGTATCTCCATTAATATATAGCCAACCAAGAATACGACCATACTTTTCGGATGAGTCCATCTTTTCTGTTTTGATTACAACAGACTTAGCATCCTTAAGATGCTTCTTTAAGTATTCCTTAGACTCAAGACCAAGAGCCTTTTCTTTAAGGTCCTTAGTGCGGGACTCAGGGGTATCAATACCCGCTAACCTCACACGGGATTGAAACAAAATATCAAACCCTAAATCAATAAGAACATCGATGGTATCTCCATCTACAACATTCTCTACTTTTCTTACATAGTATTCATACATTAATATGACTCTCCCTTTGCTCTGTTCTCAATAAGTTTTTCTCTTTCATCTACTACACTAATCATAAAAGACATCATGCTGTTGTATCCGTCTGGGATAGCCATTATTGAATTGTAGTGGTGCCCACAAAATAATAGATCTCCAGAGATACCAGTAACTTGAACTAAGGCCTCTGCATTACACTTATCACATCTATCCTTTGGTCCAAGGACCCATTCTTGCTTTACTTCTTCTTTTAGCATTGTAAACATATTATAGCACCCTATCTTTTAGCCTGTTGCGTAACTGTATTTCAGATACGCCGTGAAAATCAAAGAAATCTTGTATGGATTTTTTTAAACCTCTCAAGTCCATGTAATAATTATACCCCTTAAGTATTAAAAGCGCAAGTTGCTTTTTTGAATTTGGTAAATCATCTTCTGTTGCACCTATATTAATTAAATGGTTTGACCATCTTGTATTTACCTTTGGATACTCGATCCCTAGATATTCTCCAATTACACCTGAATCAACATCTGATAATTCAAAGTTCTTATATTTTAATGGTGAATTTAAAAATAAACTCCTGTCAAATATTGACTTTTTATCTTTAGCCTCTGTAACCATATAAGTTTTTGGTATTTCATAAATAGAAAATCCATTACAGAATAGTAACAAAGATAAAAGTATATCTTCTTCTCCCCACAGGTATCCGATTGGGTATTTTAATTTCATTATTTCTTTACCAGCAAAAATAAAATGAGGCATTATCCAGTTAGACAAAAATGGATCGTAGATCTCTCTATCTTTTGAATCTATGAAGCATTTTGATGAGTGCTCAATAGGTATATGGCTTCCTGGATGCTCTGTTTCTGTAACGATAGTTTTATAAAATATATCTAAAAATCGATCCCTTAGTGGCTGACTGATTACTGCCATACTGCTTTCTGGTAATTGAGAGTGCCAAGATATTAAATCAGAGTCCCACCCTTTCTTAAACCCAGTATGGCAATCAATACTCAAAACGTAGTCTTCATCGTTATATAGTCCCTGAATAAAACTTCTGGTCCTGCCAAGTCCGTATACTATGTTACTTGGAAGTGTAATTACCCTTATTTCATTTTTTATATCTGATAGATCTATTGATGATAAACCCTGTAGAGAGATTCCAAAAGACAGTCCGATGGGGTTATCACTTTTATCAATGCAATCTAGTATTGTATCTTTAATTCTATCATCAGACAGCGATGGAATCATTACAAAAATTGTTGACACTATTTTTTCCTATTGTCCGTGGAATAAAATCCAGGACCGTTGAGGACTACTCCAAAATTAGAGTATACACGGGACAAAGGCATTAAACAAAACTCGCACTCATATCCTGGATCATCCTCTTTAATAGAACGAACTTTAATAATTGTTCCTTCACAAGAACCCATACACTCATACTCATATGCTGGCATTACTTTTCCTTTATTTCTGGGTGATCCATATCTTTATTCTTTAACTTATTTGCACCGTGCAAGTTTCCAATAGGAATAAAAAACTCTTTGTTTATTCTTTCAAACTCTTTTTTATTTTCTGGCAAATCATCTGCCCAATAAATTGCATCTGTAGGGCATGCTGGCTCGCATGCACCGCAGTCGATGCACTCTTCTGGATTAATATAAAGCATCCGTCCGCCTTCATAGATGCAATCCACAGGGCATTCTGCAATGCAGGACCTATCCTTGACGTCAATACAAGCGTCAGTTACTACGTATGGCACTTACTTCTTCTTTGCTTTAACTGTCCAGATTGGAGCCTTAAGTTGATCTCCACCCCATTCGTATCCAAGTGCTTTTACAACAAATTTAATAATTTTAATTCTCATTACTTTACCTTGTTTCCAAACTTTGCCCAGACTCTTTCGTGAAGGAAATATCCAAGTGCTTCCCAACCAATATAAAAAAGAGCACCTAGACTAGCATACTCCCACTCACCAGTAAATATATAAATTACTCCAGCAACTCCAACAAGATGAAATGTTTCCCAACTTGCTGTTTTTAGTAGTGTTCTTTTAGTTGATTCCATAATTAATTATAGCAAACTTATCCCTTGTTGTCAACATTGGAAAGTGGCTGAACTCCTTTTCTTTGGTGAACGCCAGCATCTTCGGCAGTTGGTATTTCGTCCCAAGGAATTGGTGGAAGCCCAATCTCTGCGTGTTCTTCTAGGTATAGCCTGTCAAACATATACCTTCTTTGCCAAGTATAGTTAACAAACGAATCAGTGTCTCTAAAATGTTGACCAAACTTAAACTTACTGTTTAACTCTTCAGACCTAGTATGATCTTTGCTTTCGCTTGGAACACACCAGTGATTTTTATTAATTAAATGAAAGAAGATGGCCTGATAGTATTCATCTGGATCATTGTTTGCCCAAGATGGTCTGTAATGATAGTCAAATTGTGGCTGGCAAATGATTGCTTGATTAGGCTTTGTTATAAAGTTTGTATTTCCAGCAACAAAACCCCAGTCTCTATTACCGCCAATGTGTAAATCTACCATATATGGACCTGGGGCATGATCAATGTGTAGGGGTAGCCTTGGAACTCTACCCTCAGAGGTTATCTGGTGATGAGCATACATGTGATATGCAAAATGAACATCTTCCGTTCCCAATAAACCTCTTACTTTTTCTACAGCATAGTCCATAAACTTTTGTGGTATTTGGACGCCCTCTTCCCACTTATTCATTTGATGGGAAAAGTCTACTTTATTTAAATCATAAGATGTAAGAATTTCTAAAAGTTCTTCAAACATTTCAGGAGGAAAGAACTCATCAACAAGAAAAGGTTCAAAGAATACGACATCTTTAGTTAGGATTTCTTCAATATCTAGGTAGTCTTCCTTTGTCATATACTTCCACTCAATCTTTTCTGGATTAGGATGGTTTGCATAGATTGGAGTTATCACTACTTCGCTCCCTTTATTGCTTTGTATGTTGCAGCATCTACAATGCCATTTGGCTTAATACCCTTTGATTTCTGAAAAGCCTTAACAGCCTTATCCGTTACTGGTCCAAAATTTCCTTCTGCTGGTTTTACACCAAGTGCTACCTGAATAGCCTTTACGGAAGGTCCTTTTGCACCAATTTTAAATGACTTAAACTCTTTACTTTCAGTAGTTTTGGTAGGTTTTGCTTCTGTTTTTACTGGGGCATCTGATGATCCAACCTTAGAAAGCAATGGAAGGTTTTCTTCTCCCACATACACTGGACGACCCCAACCAACTACAGCATTAACCAACTTCTTCTTATTATTCTTTACATATCCACGAGTCTTCTCAACGCACATTCCTCCATTGCGCTGGTCTCCCTTTGCAGTTCCTGAAGTGTTTCCCTCAATAACTTGGATTGTTCCATCTCCATTATTCTTAATACAAATACCTACATGTGAAATACGATTTACACCATCTTCTGGGAAATCAAAGAAGATCCAGTCTCCAGGAGTAGGATCATCATTACGAGCATCTGCCCAACGATTATTTTTCTTAAACCAATCTGAGGCTGCTACTGTTGATGCAGACTTTGGATAACGTTTTGGGTCTAGTCCAGCAGTAAACGCTGACCAGGAAACAAATGACTGACACCATGGAAGGAAGTTTGCACCTGTCCACTTGCCATACTTTGTTTCGTTATCTTTTGGACCTTCAATGGTTCCAATTTCTTTCTTTGCAACCTCAATGATTGCCTCTAAACTTCCTTTTATTGCCATGGGATACTCCTCCTATTGTCCCTTTTATTATACCATATTTAATATATATAGTTTGTCGACTTTTTAATTTTTTTATATCTTACGGGGTGCCTAATAATAAAAAAAAGTAGTTTAATTTTGCTTATCATAGCCCCTCCTTAAAAACTCTTTTAAAAAATCTTTATAGACTAACTCGTTCCAACCAGATCCTGGATGAACTCCATCCTGTGCTTTAGACCAGTATGGTAAATTGTTTACATTTTCTTTAGTTAAAAAGTCACTATCGGTTCCATCAAAACTAAACATATTAGAGCCTGTAAAATAATTATTAAATTTAATTTTTTCAAACACTTCATTTGCTGTATTATTCCAACTTGACCATATTAGTTTTATGTTATTTAGTCTACAAATATCTTCTAATATTCTAATATTTTCTATTGAATTAAATGCACCATACTGCTCTTTATAGTTTAAAGTATACACCCTTTGAGTAATAAACTTTTTTGGTCCAGCAATCCATTGTGGGTGAACTAAACAACTTATAATCTTGTTGGATATTGGATCATACTGTAAATCTCTTGCAAAGTTAGGTAACAATACAAATATAAATTCTGGCGCACCATATTTTCTAATAAAAGTTAATATGTTTTTTACTATAAGCCTTGTAGATGCCCCAGTAGAGGAAACATTGTAAAAATTATTTACACCTATTTCTTTTGAAAGTCTTGAATACCAGGTAACATCTTCTGGCAAACCTTCTCCCAATGTTATAGAGCATCCAGCAAAAAGAATATTTTTTAATTTAGGGTCGAACTCATTAAAATGCCTAGATCTAAACCCATCAGAGTTTATCTGATAAGTAATTTCAGGACCATCTACAATGCCATGGCAACCAATATTGTTTGTATATAAGTAGTTGTCTTCTCTCCTATAGATACTTGCATACTGGCTTTGTTCTCTCGTAAGATCAGTTCCAACTAAAAAATCATCTATAAACTCATTTAAAAAATTCATCGTATTATCTTATTTCCGTATTGACTTTCCCATTCAGCAATATCAATTTCATCATTTAGTAGTGGCTGCCCTTTAATATTTAAACTTGTATTAAGTAATATTGGAACACCAGTTTGCAAAAAGAATTTGTTTAAAACTCTATAAAGTCCCTGATGTTGCTCTCTATTTACTGTCTGAACCCTGGAAGTCCCATCTTGATGAACTACAGCAGGTATCTTTTCTGGCTTTAGGCACTTAACTGTATATTGCATATACGGGCTGGAGTAGTCCATATCAAACCATTTTGATGCATGATCTTCCATAACCACTGGAGCAAATGGTCTAAATAGTTCTCTTTGTTTAATTAAGTTTACTTTGTCTTTAATCAATGGGTCTCTTGGGTCTGCAAGTATACTTCTATTCCCTAGCGCTCTTGGACCATACTCTGCTCTACCTGTTGCTACTGCCACCACTCCATTTTTCAATATACCGTCCACAATTTCTTGAATTGGATACTTGCCACCAAGATCATAACCAAGATAGGGAGTCTTCCAATCAAGATGTTTTCCGTATAATGCTGCTGCTGCGCCAAGTGAACTGCCTGCATCTCCTGGGTTTGGCATAATCCATATCATATCAAAAATGTTCCAAAGAAGTGTATTTGCAGAAGAGTTTAGAGCACAACCACCCATGAATACTAAATTATTTTTACCAGTAAGTCTCTTTGCCATACGCATAAACTCATTTAATCTTTGTTCATAGACTACTTGAACTGCTGCTGCAATGTCAAACTTGTCTTGCTCGGTTATTGTGAAGCCCCAGTCATTGATTCCTTTATGAAAATTATAACTTTGCTTTGAATATGAAGGGAAGTATTCATCAACCTCTTTGTAGTATCTTGTCCAGTCCCCATAAGCAGCCATTCCCATCATAATATATTCTTCTTGGTTTGGCATAAGGCCAATCAATTTAGTGAATGCTGAATAAAACAATCCAAAACTAACAGGGTAATTTTGCTTATACTTTAACTTAATTTTATTTCCTTCACCTACCCAGATAGTGGAGGTGTTGTATTCTCCAATAGCATCTAGAACCACTATCGCAGCATCATTAAAATCGCTTGTGTAATATCCTGCTGCTGCATGAGAATAATGATGTGTAAAAGATTTTCTTGGAATCCCATCTATATCAAACCTTGGTTTCCAATCCCCAGATCCACCCTTTAAAGCCAGCCTAGAGGCTTTTAGAAGGGGCTTTTCGTAGTAGGCAATGTGATCTGGTCTACCATACTGCAAAGCATCTTTTATTAAACTATCATTGACATACCAGTCATTTTTTTGTTTGCTATATCTTTCTGCATGCCCTGCAAAAAGTATCTCGCCATCCTTAATTAAAGAAACGGATGCGTCATGAGATGTCTCATTTATGCCAAGTATAATCACTAGTAAATATACCTTTTATTTTTCATCTTCTTTTTATATCTTCTTTGCCAGATATACCATTTAATTTTTTTAATTATGATCATTTAATAAGTATACCATTTGCTGGGGTGGCAGGTATCGATCCTGCGACATCCGAATTAACAGTTCGGCACTCTACCATCTGAGTTACACCCCACCACCCTCTTAGTTAGAGAGGATTGTCGCCACCTTTAAAGATGGACTGACTGAGTTAGCAGCAACAGCAGCAGTTGCTACTGAAGTTGAAAACTGAATAGAAGAACCCTGGATAAGGTTTTTAATTGTTGAAGTTTTATCTGGTGTTACAAGAGATGCAAGCATATCTACCTCACCAGACTTATATGTTTTTCCATAAATATATGAGCCAATTGAGACTACCTCTGAAACGCATGCTGGGAAATCAATAGACTTTGATGTAGTATTTCCTGCTGCTGCATATACCTGAATACCCTTTGAGTTTAGTGAAACAACAGAAGACTTAACTCGATCAAATCCTGTCTGTGGTGTATATGGTGCTGTGGCTGGTGGAAAACACTGACCTACCAACTTGGCAGTGGTGTTGTTAATAAACCTTGAAAAGGAAACAGCCGAAACATTGTGTGAATTACTGTTTACAAAATCAAGTGCTGAGATGAGGCCAATCAAATTAACCTCTGAAGAAGTTCCAGTCTTGCTTACTGGGGCGCCCTGAACCAAAACTAATGTTGCTGTTGGATTTTGTTGACGAGCAACAAGAGCCATCTGAGTTCCGTGATCCATAGTAGACTTTGTTTTATTAACACATCGATCTGATGCTACGCAAACAAACTCAACACTACCACTGATCTGAGATAAATTAAATGCATTATCAATGATTACAACTCTTTCACCAACTGCTGCTTGTGATTGAACTGGGATTACTACTGAAAATAATACTGCTACTAGTGCTACGATCTTCTTCATTTTATTCCTTTTCTATTTACGATATCATCAATCTGATGACATGACAACATGGGTCGCCACCTGCGTCCCACTCTTCTAACTCTTCTTCATCCATATATTCGTATCCACCATCATGGGTATTGCAATAAGGAGGGGTTACCCAACCTCTATCAATTCCATTTGACAGCCAGATACCAAATTCTTGCTCTTCTGGAGATAAATCTTCGTGAATGTGATCCATATATAAAGTATACCCTTAAAGACTGACAACGTCAACTGGGCCCATACAAGATGGGTTAAATTTAATTGCTGCACTTACCGCTGAAACAACACGGTTTCTAGCATTTTTTTGTTTATCTGTTGCATACAGAACTCCAAAAGCATATTCTGCACCTGACCCCATAGCCAAATATGGAAGTGAGTATTTAGATAAAGACATATCTGCAGAACTATGTTCATAGATTTCTCCACGGACTGCGATAATCAAACCAAGATCTCCATCTTTGGATGTGTCAACCCAGAACTCATTATAAAATTCTTTAAGTTCTTTAATAAATTTTGTTTGCATAAACTTATCTGTATCTTTAATGTTGGGAGGGGTTGGCTTAAAGTTATAACGGATTCTTTCTCCGTCCATTGCTCCTGCATATCCAATTAGATATGGTCCTATTTTCCAAACCTTTGGAGCAGAAAGTGATAGAATAGTTCCATCATCTGAAGCACCACGGTCTCCAGCCATATAAATTTTGTCTTCATGTTTTACTACAGCAATGCAAGTCATGGCTAAAGCCCTCTCCAGATAGGTGATACTCAAGTATACCATTGCCCAGAGAGGGCTGTCAACTATGTCTTACAATGACTAATTAGCCTTTTTGTCTACAGTCTTAAATGCTTCATTTATTTCTGCGATTGTAAGTTTTCCATCGTCCAAAAAAGCCCTAGCCAGTCTTTCTATAACTGTGGCTACGCCTAATAGTCCTGCTAAGAATACAGCCTGCATAGTATCAATTCCTACTACTGCTCCTGCTCCCAAGACTGATAGTCCTGATGCTGCGAATACCGCTAAAATTCTCATCAAGATGTTTGTTATTGCTTTTTGTGGGTGTTCTTTCTTTGGGGGTTCTACTATTTTTTTAGTTGCCATTTTATTTCTCCTTCCTTAGCGGGATTGTAATTAGCCAAATAATTGTTGTTGCCATTACAGCAATTCCAACAATATCTCTTGCTGATCCCGTCAAAGTTAGCCATGCGATAAAGAAGCCAAGGAGGGTGAATGCTTGTGCAATTAATTCCATTCCTGCATCTTTAAACCATTTGATTAATCCCTTGAGCATTTTGCCTACCAGGTTGATGGCTTTATTGATTATTTTCATTTGTTCCTCCTTATCATTGCCCCTGCAATTTGTGATGCAATGACCACTGGGACAATTACTTCCTGCGCTTTTTCTCTCTGATCATCTGTCATATCCATACCTAACTCAGAGAAATTAGATAGGAGTTCTGTAACATCCACTTCAAATACTGCTCCAAGTGGGTCTGCCAAGAATGCTTCTGTTTGCACTTCTGTTACTGCATCTGCTAATGTAAATGGCATTGGGGTTTCTCCTGCATCCCCTGCTCTTTCTGCGAACTCAACAAATGCTGATGCAAGTGCTGGGTTAGACTTCATCTGCTCAGCAATCTGTGCAACTTCTGATGCCTTGATACCAAGGTCTCCAGCAATCTCTGCCTTTGCTTCTTGTGTCAAAGACTTAAGGGTTTGGCTAACTGCTGCTACTTGCTCAGGTGAAAGTGTAACTAACTTGTTATCCTTGCTTGTAAGGTTAGCAATAACATTAGATAGATCTTCTTCTGTTCCCGTTCCTTTTTCAGGAATAAGTTCAGCCAACTCTTCATCTTCTATTTCAGGATTAGTTGTTGGTTCTGGTTCAGGGGTTGGCTCTTCTGTAGGTTCTGGGGTCGGTTCTTCAGTTGGTTCTACCACTGGTTCCTCTGTTGTTTCTGGATCTGGGGTTGGCTCATCAGTTGGCTCTGGCTTAGGCTCCTCTGTAGGCTCCTCTGTGGGTTCTGGAGAAGGTTCTGGGGTAGGGTCTACCGTAGGTTCAGGACTTGGCTCAGGGGTAGGCTCAACTGTTGGTTCAGGAGTAGGTTCAGGCTTTGGTTGGTTTGCTGCAGCGTTGGCTGCTGCTTGAGCGATAGCAGCATTAAGTTCTCTCTGTGCCTGCTCGTAATAGTATTCCCAAGCATCATTAATAGCATTATTTAAGTCAACGATTGATTGATTATATATTTCTATTCTGCTGTTCTTCAACTCTAAAGCATCTTCTGTATCTGCAACCGCATCCAGATGTTCTTGTGTCTTGGTTTGCAAGATCTGGTTCATTGATGATAGTGTTGCATTCTCAGAGTTATAAATACTTAGTTTGTCATTATATACTGCTAATTTATTATTATAGGCTGTTTGTGCTGTTGCCCTTGCTGCAAGTGCTTCATCATATGCATCTATCTGTGCTTGAGTTGGTCCTGATCCAGAAGAGAATGTATTCAGATTACAACTAAAGTTTTCTCCCCATACTCGTGGATCTCCAGCATAGTCACAGCCTGCACCAGTCATTCCACCAGGAATTGTCCATCCAAGATGATAAGATCCTGGGCCTCCTCCGTTATACCACCATATCTCAACATCCAAAGTTTTGTCTTCGCTTACGTCATATGTTGGAGACCATGGGCTCCACCTTACTCCTTGCTCTACCCATTGATTCGATACTAGATCTTCGTCAATAAACATTCTAAATCCATCATCTGTATATCCAGCAAACGATACTGTTGTGAACCATGATGGAACTGTTATCTGTCCAGTAAATTTAACTATAAAATTTTCAAATCTGTTACCGCAAACTGGAAGGCTCATATAATTTGAGTTCCAGGTGCCAGAACAAAGAACAGATCCTGGGACTGCTTGATTGCCATTTCTTAATAGGTTATAAACCGTATATGCCAAACCTGTTCCTCCAGCAGCCTGCATATTAGACTGTGTGGTTTGAACATTTATGTTGGCTATATTAAGTGCATCCTGTGCATCATTTCTTTCTTCAAGGGCATTGTCTTTATGTTCAAGGGCCAAGGCTACTGTTGCTGTCTGGCCATCCACATTTGACTGAGCAAGGTTCTTTGCTTCTAGTGCTGTGGCTTCTGCCTCTACTGAATCATCATAAGCATCAGTGGCACTATCTCTAAGTTCCATCGCATTTTTAGCATAGGAAAACTTATTTTCTGCTATGTCTATAAGTTCTATTAAGTCATCTTGGTAGCCAAGATCGTCTACGCTATCGTTAAGTTCCTGTATTTCTTTGGCTGCAACTGTGAGTGGATCGTCAGAGTGGGCTTCCTGGGGGGCTATGAGTAGCCAGCCAAAGGCTAAAACTGTGGCTGTTACTATTCTTAGTAGTCGTTTAATTCCCTTTCCCCCTTGCAGACGATATGTCTGATAGGATGATTATACCATTTTATTGCACAAAAAAGGGGCTACCGTAATTGGTAACCCCTTTAATGTTGGACTAATTACTTAACTAGAGTAACCTTAGCCTTTGGATTCTTTGCATTCCACTTCTTAGCAAGTGCATTGAATGATGTCTTAATTGCCTTAAGTGCAGCAGCATTATCTGCAGTCAACTTAGCAATTGTTGCATCCTTATCAAGGATAACCTTGTCAGAAGCAGCCTTTGCATCTGCAAGTGCCTTGTCTGAAGCGACCTTTGCATCAGCAAGTGCCTTAGCAGAAGCAGCCTTCTCAGCAGCAATTAGAGCAGTGTGCTCTGCAGTTGCTCTGATTAGTGCAGCATCTGCAGCAGCCTTTGCAGCAAGCGCTGCATCCTTTGCTGCAACCTGTGCAGCAAGTTCTGATACTAGATCACGAACTGCAATCTCTGCAAATGGTGCAAGTGTTGGAGCAGTCAAACCAACTACTGCTGCTGCAACTGCATCTGATGATGTTGTTGGTGCAAAAGTAATTAGTGATCGTGTTCCTGTTGTTGGAAGAGTAGCCTTAAAGGTTGCTGTTCCAAAGTCTGTTAGAGTAGCACCAGTTGTTACTGTTGCTGTATCCATAACTGCTGTTGAAGCAAATACGGTTGCTGTAATTGACTTGCCAGATACCTTGTTGCCAAATGCATCTGTTGCAGTTACAACGATATCCTGCTTAGTTCCTGCTGCACCTGCTGAAGGTGCTGAAACTGTTAGGTTGTTAATCTTTCCAGCAGTTCCCTGAACGTAGTATGTAAGAGTTGTTCCACCGTTGTTGATTACAACTGTTCCAATTGCTGTTGTCTTTGTGTAGACAAAAAATGTTGCAGTTGTTCCAGTGCCTGTTGCGATTGTCAAAGATGATGATCCTGACGATGCTCCGACTGGTGCTGCTGATGTGTGTAGTGCTGATACGATTGTTGCGTTAGTTGCTACTGCAGAAACTGATGTTCCTGCTGCTACTGTTGCCACAAAGCGTAGTGCATCTGCTGCATCGATTGTGTTATCTGCTGGGACTGGTAATGTAGCAGGTGTTGCGATTACACCGTTAGTAGTGTTTGCTACTGAATCTAGTGTTACTGCGACTGTCATTACTGTAGCATTTGCAGGTGCTACTGCGACCATGCCCAAAGTCATGGCTGCAACCACGGCTAGTGCGATTTTCTTAAATGAGTTCATTTAATTTATTCCTTTTCGTTATAGTAGATTTAGTCTATCCAAATAATCTTTTACATCGTTTGGCATAGGTTTATATTGTATCACATTGTCTTCAGGCCTGTCAACTTGCTTAGGTCGATCACTAATTGTGTGAATATCAACTTCAAGGTTAAGGTCTCTTGGGGTATGTGATATTGCCCCAAATATTGCTCCACACACAGCATCAGCCAAGTCCTTTGACTTTTTGCGGGGGTGGTCAACTCTATCATTTTTCATGATCTTTAGTTGTGTTAGTTCGTCGAACAGAAGTTCGATGGCTGGCATAAGAAGTCTTTCTTCATACACTAACATTGCCATATCCTCATAATGTTTTTTAGCAACAGAAACAGTATCAGTTCTCATTCCTACTTGCTTCAATTCATTTTGAATATCAAAAGATTGCCAACGGTCAAACGAAACCATTCCAATATTAAATCCTAGTCTACGAAGATTTTGGATCCACTGTTTTACTTCTGAAAGATTGACTGGGCCCTCAACCTTTGGCTCCCACCAAGCAACAGCATCTACTATTACTATGGGTGCAACCTGCTCGTAGTCTTTGATTACTTGAACATTAACCCATTTGTCAACATGGGCAATAGCAACTGCACACTTGTCATGCTTTTGTGCAAGGTCGGCGTGGACATAGTATATCTTGTTTGGATCTGGCTTAAAGTTTTCGTCAAACCTTTTAAAGGTATCGATAGGGTTTCTTGACACCATACAGTTTCTTACTTTTTCAATCTGCTTAAAAAATGCATCAGATGCAAACGTAGGGACACATGCAAAACGCTGCATAGCATCTCCTAGATCAGTCATAAAGGCAATCTTAAAATCATCAATCTTTCTTGTAGGATTTACTTCCCACGTAGGTCTTTTTAATGCGAATACTCCTGGGTATTTATATGAGATTATATGATCTTCATCCCACGAAATTTCAAAAGTATTGTCTGCTGCATCATCTGGCAGTAAAGGATTAATAACAAACTTGTGAGTCTTTTCTACAGCCTCTTTTTCAGCAATGACCGCATCATATCTTTCTGAAATAAAGTCACCTGGATATCTTGGGAATGAAAGCAGTGCAACCTTACCAAGGTCAGGGAAACGAGAGTCTACAGATGCACGGAAAGCCTTGTAGATATTCTCCGCAGTCTTTCCCTGATCATTACCACTTCCAATTTCAGATGCAAAACCAGAAATCTCATCAAGAACTGCAAGAATAAGGTTCAAACCTTCGTGGGATTCTCTTTCTGAGTGACCAGAATAAACTGTGATTGATTTATCAAACTCTATAGAGTCAGCCTTTGCATAAAACTTTCCAGCAAACCAGGGAGAGTTTTCGATCTTAGTCTTAAATCCTTTAAAGAAAACATTCTTTGCCTGTTGAGCGTTAATAGCAACGTTAATAAGGTCGATAGCATCTCCGCCAGGTTTTCCAAAGTATCTTGCAGGTTCTTTTAGGCACAGTAGTTTGTATACTATGTATGAGCAGGCTACGGTTGATGTGAAGTCTTTTCCAGATCCCTTGCCAAGTTGCAAAATGATTTCATTTTTAGTATATTTTTCATAATATCTGGCACCTTCTTCAGCACCCAAAAGATCTATAAGGTCTTCTTTACGATATATCTGGCTCATTGCTTCAACAATATCGTATTGAATATCAGATAGTCCAGGCTGATTTAGATATTGCTCACCCTCAACAAACGTCTTTGCGTCTACTGGTGTTTCTGCAAAGTGATTATCTTTAAGTGCTTCAAAGAAATCATTAAACTCCGTGGACAACAGTTATTACCTCATCCTTTTTAGATACTGCAGATAGTCTACGCATAATGTCATCACGAACCTGTGGATATTCTGCTGCAATGTCTTTTAGAATAGACATAAGAACTTCTTGACGCTTTTCAATTTCCATCATCTCTTCAGCCAGTTCTTTGTTTTCAAGCAGGCCAGCCTTTTGAAGCATGTCAATTCGCTTTGATTCGATATCCATTACAAGTTTAATTGCAGCAGTCTTAGCACTAAGGTTATTAGTCATAGATGCTTCATCAATAACTTCATATGTGCGAGAAACCAACTTACTATAGTGTGTATCTGCTGCAGCGAGTGCTTCTTTGGCACGAGCACGAATAGCATCATTAGCAGATGCCATAACCTTCCACTCGTTAATAAGCGTTACCACTCTTTGTCTTGGTATCGATAACTGCTTAGAGATTACAGTTGGATCGTTCCCTTTAAGATACTCTTCAACAACAAGGTTGACTTGATCTAAATGCTTAACTAAATCATCTTCAGTTGACATATTTTCCCTCTAGTCTATTAATTTCATCTTTAATATAGAAAATTGCTTTTTCTAGATCTTGAATTGTTTTTGACTCATCTTTAAGTCCTGCTCTCCAAAGATACTTAAAAGCATTACCAATATTAAAGTTGCGATGGCGGGTAATCTCAATGCATTCTACACCAGAAGGATCTGTTGTATAGTGCTGTGGGTGATTGACCTGATCAACAGTGATGTTTAGATTTTCACTCATACGACTCTTCCTCATCGTCTTCCCAATTAAATGCTTCTGGCAAACCTCTTAAGGTGTATAGTGCATAAGAAACACCAACGGCACCTGCTATTGTTACTGCAACAATTAATTTCTGAATCTTATTCATCGCTTTGATTTCCTTAATCCAAATTTAGCAAGGTATACGTAGATAGTTTCTAGACTAACTCCGCACTCCTTTGCAATCTCTTCTGGAGTCTTTTTATCCATAAGATATCTCTTACGCATATAGACTTCTGATGTATATAGTTTAGCAGCCATGATGTTATTTGTCAACTCCTATTGCTTTATCCCAGTTAGATAGAGCCCAATGCCCAATTCCGCAGGCATCTGCTACGTCATTATCAGTAATAGTTCTATCGTATATGGTATTAATATATCTAATAGTTCTTTGTTTTCTAAGTTCTCTTTCGTGAGATTTTAACCAAGATTCTGACTTCCCTGGATTTTGTGATTTAATATATAGTTTCTCATCCTTGGATATCTTTTTGTTACCAATAAAGTTTTGCCAAGTAATAGGAGCAACCTTACCAATTACAGTCGTTCCAGTTTGTCCTGCAGCGCCTAGAATTGCGCCTTGAACTAAAGCAAGATCTGCAGCAGTCTTTGGGCTATTCATAAACACAGTGTGCTCAATAATAATTGCTTCAAAACCGCCATATATTTCAAGAAATGCTTTTACCTTTTTCCCAGCATCCATAACCTTTTCGTAGGTATCTTTGCCTTCAAAGGTAATCTTGCCAACACTTATAATTTCTTTTGTAAAAGTATCAAACATAGCAAATGCAAGACTGTTGGTGCTTGCGTCAATAGCGCAAATACGCTTTGGAATCATTTCTATTCCCCACTTATTCTTTACCATTTGCAATACCTTTCATATCTTTTAATGCTTTATTTACTTCTTTTGGATCAACTACGCAGTTGTTGCAAAGAGATTCATCATTATATATTGATAAATCTAGATCACAACTTCTACATTTCCTATTTTTACCGACACGCTTTTGCCTTCTTGTATATATGTATCTATCTGCAATTTTTTGCTTCGTTGCTTGATCTCTACAAGATGTAGAGCAGTATATCTGATAAGATACTGTTGGACTAAATTGGTTATCGCACCAACTACAATGTTTCATCTTCTAGAGGCTCCAAGGATTTAAGTTTTAACTCTCCTGCGCCTGCCTCTGCACATGCTTTTTGAATTGGACATGA